GCGGGGACGGCTCGGACTACCATCATTTCTGGACGGAGCGCTGGGCCGACCGCCTTGGCGGTGTCGAACGAGATTGAACATCATTAAAACATCATTTGAATACCGTATGAACAGACATTGTGAATGCTCCGGCGCTGGGGTGACAATCCTGAGAGGAAACGGGTTCTCTTTAAGCGCGTCCGCTTTTATGTGGGACGATGCGGAGGAGAGGTATATTCCTTTCGACATGTCAGGCGCGTCATGTGTATCCTTAGGTGTTGTCGGAGCCTACGGCAGGACAAACGGTAAGGATGTGCGCTTCTCCGGCAACATCGTCACGGCATCGTTCGGCGGAGATCTCATGGTAGGCTTCTACGGTGTGGAACTTACTTTCACTGACGCAAATGGTGGCGGGAGGATGTTTGAAAGGAATCTTTTGCGTGTGGTCGAATCAAACGGAGACGTCCACGCCGGACAGTCCGCGGATTCGGCAGGCCAAGCGAGTATCACCGTCGACATCCGTACAAGAACGATAACCATAGGAGACGGATCAGGGACATCCGACTATTCACGCCTCGTCAACAAGCCGTCCGTCAATGGCGTTGAGCTGGTTGGCGGCCTGACGGCGGCGGAACTCGGACTCGTGGGATCAAGGTCGGTCTCGGCTGTGGTCGCCCTCACGTCAGTGGAGTACAACTCCCTGAAGGAGAAGGATCCGTCCACTCTGTACGTGATAACGGGAGGGTCCGGCGATGAGGCTTGACGAGGCGGCGGACATCCGTCTCGGGAAGAGGGCGGTGTCGAGGGTCATGCTGGGCGAGGCCCAGGTGTGGCCGGTGTCGGAGAGGGCGCGGCTCGACGTGTCGCCGGGAGTCATCTGGCTGCTGAGGGCGGCGGACTGGACGGACTACGTGGACGTGCTGTCGAACGTGGAGTGGAGGGTCGGATAACTTTGAGAGAATTCATGTCAAACCAATAAAAACACATCAGATTATGGCAAAACCATCATGGCTTACAGTGGACCCGACGAGCGGGTCAGGTGACGGGACGATAACCAACACGGGGCTTGAGCACACGGGGCGCGTGCTTCGCACCGGCACGGTGACGGTCACCGGAGACGGGGTGGCCGGGAGCAAGGCCTATACCGTCAACCAGGAGCCGAAGCCGGAGTTCGTGGAGCTGGACAACGGAGCGTCGATGAGCGTGTCCAAGGAGGGAGGCGCCGTCAAGATCACAGGAAAGTCCAACTCAAAGGCGCTGAGCTTCGCCTTCGTGGGCGAGGCTGGAGGCGCGGAGATGGCGGCCTCCTACACGGCGGCCGGAAAGTCCGCGGCCAACGGCTCCGAGATCGAGGGCGACCCGGGAGCGGCGGCCCAGTACAACTTCGAGGTCGAGGTGACCGTGCCGGAGAACACCACCGTGGACGCGGTGGCGAGGACGGTCAAGGTGTCCAACGGCGGGGCCGTGGCCGCGCAGATCGTGCTGAACCAGACCGCAGGCGACGCGTTCCTCAATCTGGACAAGGAGACCATCACGCTGCCTTGGGAGGGCACGCCGGCGCAGGTCGTCAACGTGGACTCCAACACATCATGGAACGTGTCCTAAGGGTACCGTCCCTTTCACTTGGGCCGGCGCGGCTGACCCCGCGCCCGTCCGCAATTTTTTAAGAACAGAACGTCATGGCATTACCTGATTGGCTGAGAATATCCCCGGTGTCCGGAAAGGGCGCGGGAGCCGTCTCCGTCGAGGCCGACCCGAACGAGGGCTGCGACCGCTCGGCGGAGGTCACGGTGGCCGCCGCGGAAGGGCCGTCCGCCACGCTGACCGTCACTCAGGCCGGAAGGAGGGAGCCGTTCGGCGGCTCGGACACGGACTTCATCCTGTCGGAGGGCGGGACGCTCAACGTGCTGAAAGGCGAATAAAATGTGATCGAATATGGCATACAACAGCAAATACACGGGAGCCCAGGTGGAGGCGCTCCTCGACAGGGCCGGCGCGGCCCCGCAGATCTACGACATCGGGTGGCTGATGAATCTCATCTCCGCCTCGGGAAACAACATCGCAACCCTGACCGCGGAACAGTTTAATGAGATCAAAGCCGCCGCGGACGCGCACAAGACATTCATGGGCTACGGCGAGGTGTATTCGTCCGACATTAGCAATGACGGGAGCAATCTCTATATCTTATTAGGTAGATTAAGTTGCGGCTACGTAATCACGCTTGTCGTAACTTCGCTGAATGGCACATACAAGGCTGGCTCAAGAGCCGAAAAAATCATCACGCAGGATGACTTGATCGAGTACGCCAAGACCTCTGACGTCCCGACAAAGACATCGCAGCTGACAAACGACAGCGGGTTCCTGACCGGACACCAAAGCCTCGATGGGTATGTCAGGAAGAGGGAGGTCGTCAAGACCAACGAGTCCACCATCGGCTACGGCACGAGCTTCGTGGCATCCAATACGCCCATTGAGCTGGCCGCGGACAAGTTCCACATCGTAGGCAGGTGTGCGAGTCTGACGCTGACGCTTCCGGACGGTGCGGACATGGACGGGCAGGAGTACTGCTGCCAGTTCTATGTAGGGGGCTCCTTCACGCTGACTATTCCGGCAGACGTGCGCTGGCAGAATGGCGAGGTTCCGACGTTCGAGGGCAACACATGTTGCCAGTTGGTCATCGTCAACAACTGCGCCACCATCGGTGTGTTCAAGGCGTCATCATAACGGGAGGGCAAGGACATGGGCTTGATGAGGAAATTAATGATGGGCTGCATATCAGACGGCGTGAAGACGCTCGTAAGCACAACTGAGCCGCACACTTCGCCTGAGCTTATGAACACGCCTGTCACACTGACTGTCGGAGCATCCTATTCCATGAGTTGGACAGGTGAGATTCCTGCGATAACAAACGTTTACACCTATCCATTCCGCATCTATGGCGGTACGAGCACACTTTACGACATGTGTGATATTCGGCTAAAAAAAATCGATTCCAGTAGTATTAGTATAGCCGCAATGATGTTCGACACCAACACTACCGATTTTAGATCAGGGCTGGCAGCTGGTGTCAATACTATTAATCTGGAAAACAGGTTTACAGTAACGGACGTCATCGAAATGAATGGTATCACCGTTTATACTGTAACCCTCGAGACTTATGTCTACGGTCATAAGATAATAGAAAAAAGTGATATTAAAAATACCAGGGATGTCGGCAAGGGCTTGGAGTATTATGATAACCTCGCAGGAACATTTGTAATCAAAAAACTATCTTAGTTATGAACACACAGCTTTACATAAAGGACGGAACTATACGTGATAGGTCGCGAATAGTCATTATTAAGGATAACTTCCAGATCATTAACCCCACCGAGGAGATGGTGCTGGCGGACGGCTGGCAGCCATACACACCGCCGGAGCCGGAGGAACCGCAGCCGACCGTCGATGACCAGCTGCGGGAACTGCTGCTGGAACAGTACAACGGGCGCACCGACATCACCGACGAGGAAGCGCTGAAAAGGCCGCTGCTGGTGTATTCATGGGACACCTATGTCGGCAAGGCGCTGGCCGCGGGTCAGGTCGTGTCCCACGACGGGAAACTCTGGAGGGTGCGGCAGGCCGTGGCCGCCGTGCTGGAGAACCAGCCGCCAAGCCTGGACACCGCGGCCCTCTACGAGGTCATCGAGGTCGAGCCGGCCGGGACGCAGGACGACCCGATCCCGTACACGCCGCCTATGGAGATATTCAACGGCAAGTACTACACGCAGGGCGGCGTCCTCTACAAGTGCACCAGGGACAGCGGGCAGGCGCTCTCACACGACCTGGCCGCGCTCGTGGGGCTGTATGTCGAGGTGATTGGATAGCAATGTCAAAAAGGATAAAAAAGGAGACACTCAAACATCATTTAATAAGTGTTTGAGTGTCTCCTTTGTATAGTGCGTGCGAAATTATAATCACATTTCGTTTTGATAAATCACCTGGCTGCCAAGTCGCATTTCGTTTTGAATTTCATAACATTTCGTTTTGGCGATTATATATGC